ACGAAAAGAGTAGGCCTTGCAAGAATTGAGGCGTTAATGGAGAATTTAAAGAGAGAGATTGCATGGGGCGGTGCAACGTTCAAGGGGAATAAGCGCGTAGTAGAATCAGTTACTAATGCATCGGCTGCATCGAGAACACTTACTGCCGCCGAATCTGGAATATTATTCCAGGTAAACATGTCTACAGTGGACAACAATCTTACATATAGTCTTCCTGCAACCAGCACTAGTGCAGGCGTATTTTATGATTTTTGCTTTACGGTTGCTTCTGATGATGATGCTGACTTCATCCTTCAGACTGCCGAAGATGCTGCTGATATTTATGGCGGCATTATTACATTGGCAGCTAATAGTACTGTAGATGCATTTAGCGGTATATCATCGATAACTGTTGATGGTTCTGTTGCTCAATCGGCGGAAGGGCTTCACCTGCATGTTCTGTGTGATGGTACCAACTGGCATCTCAGCGGACATATCGCCACTGCTGTCGGCACTGTGCATCTTGTTGGTGCTGCTGGAACAACCGCTGACGACTAATATTTAAATTTAGTATATATTTTAAACCCCACCCCGCAAAGGGTGAGGTTTTCTTTTGAAGACCAAAACTTAAAAACGCCGATCTGCCAAAAAATATCCCCGGCAAATTTTTGACATTTTCGTTTCATAAAAATAAAACTATTTATTATATAACAAGGAGTTTCCATGGGAAAGAAAAGAAGATTGAATTCTGCTAAGACAAAGTTTAAAACCAAACACGCTAATCATCCTCGCGTGCAATATTTGAATAATCAAGAAGAGGAAACGATAGAGGAAGCTATTGTTAAAACCGAACCCACACCAAAAGTTGCCTTGCAAGAGAAAAAAGTTGAAGTTAAACCAAAAGCTGCTCCGAAGCCAAAAACAACTAAAAAACCGAGACGTACCTCAAGAAAAAAGACAACTAAAAAAGTGACACCAACAGCATCTTAAATAAATTTATCCTTATGTAGTAGCCTCCAGTATATCTGGGGGTTTTGTTCTATGAAACACTATTTACACTTGGAGGACGCCTGAATGCCAACTAATTTAAATCCAAGATCACAAACAAGTGCCATAGTCTTGGCGTCAACAGGTTCTACTACCGAAGTAGCCACCGCAGTTCCATTTGGAACATACACTGGTTCAGCAGCATTTATTTCAGGGGCGGCTTTACAAGTAAATTATACATATAAGAAACTTGGTGGAGATGTTGTGGATATAGAATTAACCACAGGAAACGTTTATTCTGCCTACGAAGAAGCTGTATTGGAATATTCTTATATTGTCAATCTTCATCAGTCTAAAAACGCTCTTTCAAGTATGTTGGGGGAACAAACAGGAACCTTTGATCACAAAGGTGATTTGATGTCGGGTCCTGCGAGTGTTAATTTAAAGTTTCCTCGTTTTCAAATTGGATATTCTAAAAGAGTTGGCGATGGTGCTGCTTCTGCTGCTGGCTATGGTGGTACCGTTCCGCAATATTCGGCTTCTTTTAAGCCGAGCGAAAATAAACAAGATTATGATCTGCAAACTATTATCTCCTCGTCATCTGCGACGGGCGAAGATGATGGAGGTAACGCTGTTACTTTTTCGGGAAAAGTTGAAGATAAAAGAATCATAGTAACAAAGGTCTTTTATCAATCTCCTCGTGCTATGTGGCGATTCTACGGCTACTATGGGGGTGTTGGAGTGGTAGGCAACTATTCCACCTATGGACAGTTCTCCGATGACTCTACATTTGAGATTATTCCCACGTGGCAAAATAAAATGCAGGCTATTATGTATGAAGATTCAATTTATACCAGGACTTCTCATTATTCATATGAGATTATAGATAATAATTTAAGACTATATCCTAATCCAAGTTATTGGGATTTTGGAGATTTAAGTAGAATATGGGTGAGATTTTATGTTGAAGATAATTCTTGGGATGAAAATCCAGATTATAGAAGTGGTGTCAATGGAATTAACAACATGAATACGATTCCATTTGATAATCTTCCTTATGACAACATTAACTCTATCGGAAAACAATGGATTCGAAAATATGCGCTGGCAGTATGTAAAGAAATGTTGGGACAGATTAGAGGAAAATTTACAACGTTACCAATTCCTGGCGAGACTGTGACATTAAACCACTCTGAATTGCTTTCTCAAGCTAAAGAGGAGCAGACGACTTTGAGAGATAAGTTAATGGAAATGTTGAAGGAAATGGAGTACCCAGTGCTTGTAAAGACAGATCAAGAGATGACGGATGCAGCCGCAAATGTATTGAAATCCTCGCCACTTCCAATTTTTGTAGGATAACTGATGAATGTCTAATGAATGGAAACAAAATAAATCGCCACCGCCTCCATTGTTTCTTGGTAAAAAAGAAAGAGACCTCGTCAAACAAGTCAATGATGAATTAATTGAAAAAGTTATTGGCCAACAAATTCTTTACTATCCAATTGATTTAGAAGCAACCAACTTTCATGAACTATATGGAGAGGCTATAGAAAAAACTTTTCTACCACCAATTCGCATATATGCATTAGTTGAATTTACAGATTTTTCTACAACCTATATGGAAGGCGCCGGAATTGATAAATCTTGGGAAATTAATATTCACTTTCATAAGAGAAGACTGGAGGAAGATCAAGACATGTACGTTCGCGAAGGCGATTTTGTTTTATATGGTGATAATTATTATGAAATTATGAAACTTGCTGAACCAAAACTATTATTTGGACAAGCTACAAAACCGTTTGAGATTGCTGCTAGATGCCTTAGAGCGAGGAAGGGCCTATTCGATGCTACCTGATAATTTTGATTTTGCTATGATGCCGCCTGGTAATTATAATTTAAATGAAATAGGGATGTTGTCTTCCACAATTGAAACAATTGATCGGTCAATTGTTACGTGGCTTAAAGAAGATTTAGATCTAAGCACTGTCTCTAATGATGGATTTAAAAAAGTACCAGTTCTTTGGCAGACCCCAGAAAGGGCATACCAAATTAAACACAATGTGGATTTAAGAGATGACGCCGGCGCCCTAAAATTACCCCTGATTTCTATTGAAAGAACTGGAATCACTAAAGATCCTACAAGGAAGGGCGGCTTTCAAGCTCAGATATATTCAAAAAATAAAAATGGTAGAACAGGAAGAATAATAATAGCTAGAAGGATTGTAGAAGACAAAACAAGAAATTTTGCTACTGTTGGTAATATACGCCTAGCAAATTTCACTTCCGGAAGCGCTCAAAGATATACTCCGAGAATAAATAAAAAAGTTGTCATTCAAAGTCTATCAATTCCTATTCCTGTTTATATTAATGTTGATTATAAAATCGTAATTAAAACTGAATATCAGCAACAAATGAACGATTTGATAGCGCCTTTTATGGCCCGCACCGGTCAGATTAACGCTTTTGTATTAAAAAGAAATGGCCATCTTTACGAAGCATTTATAGATCAAGGATTTACGCATAATAATAATGTTGCCAATCTTGCTGAAGAGACAAGAATGTTTAGTTCCGAAATTACTATTAAAATATTGGGATATTTAATTGGCGAGGGAATAAACGATAATCGTCCAATTGTTAGAATTGATGAAAATGTTGTTGAATATGTATTCCCGACCGAAAGTGTAGTTCCTGAAGGGAATGAAGATATTTTTCTTCCGTAAGATAGCGTTTAGAGATCAAAAATACTATTTAATTTATGATTGTATGAACAATTAGATGACTTTAAAAATAAGGAAACCAGCACATGTCAGTCAAAAATTTTAAGTTTGTATCTCCTGGGGTGTTTATTAACGAAATTGATAACTCTTTTATTCCCAAGAAACCCGATGCAATAGGGCCCGTCATTATTGGCCGCGCCGAACGTGGCCTAGCAATGCAACCTGTAAAGGTTGAATCATATTCAGATTTTGTCACCATGTTTGGTGATACAGTTCCTGGAAACGGCGGAGGCGATGTTTATCGTGATGGTAACTATCAATCTCCCATGTATGGAACCTACGCCGCAAAAGCTTTTTTAAATGCAGCCGTGGCTCCCGTCACATACGTTAGACTTCTTGGTCATCAACATACAAACAATACTAGTGCTGGTCGTGCTGGGTGGAACACTACAAATACTCCATCTCGCCACCCTCTTGATAATGGTGGTGCTTATGGTCTATGGTTGTTCAATAGTGGTACAATAGCAGCATGCGGAACTGGTAGTTTAGGTGCTATCTTCTATTTAAACAGCGGAAGCGTTGTTTACTTAAGCGGCAACTTGCGCGGCGGTGCCGTCGGCGCAGCCGAAGCCAACATTACTGCAGCCGCTGGTGCTGTAATCGGTTCTGATTCAAGCAATCTTATGACGGCATATATTAGTGGCGGCAATGGAATAGAAACAATCAAATTTAACTTTGATGATACAAGCGAGCATTTCATTCGTAAAAAGTTTAATACTAACCCCCAACTTACATCTGCTCCTGGTACATTTTATCCTGCCGCTTCAATTAAAGATTATTGGCTAGGTGAAACTTTTGAGCAAGACATTCGTGATGATGGTGTTTTTAGTGGCTCCACACAGGGAATTATTTTAGCAATTCGTAGTGCTTCAAGTGATTATGATCCATCACAAATGATCGATCAAAGTTCTGTTGAGGCGAAGGCAGGCTGGTTTATTGGACAAGATATTGGTCAATCTGGCGATTATGTTCCTTTCAATCAGCAGAAGCTATTTCGTTTAATTGGCCGCGGCCATGGCGAATGGTTGCATAAGAATTTAAAGGTATCAATTAGTAAAGTTAGGCAGGCATCTAATGCCGTCACTGATTATGGTACATTTTCACTTAGACTTCGTATGTTGAACGACACCGATAATCTCATACAAAGTGTAGAGAGATTTGATAATCTCACTCTTGATCCAAGTTCTCCAAACTTTGTTGCTCGTATAATTGGTGATCAATATTATACATGGGACGAAACCGAAAGAAGGCTTAAGCTTTATGGTGATTATCCAAATATGTCTAAATTTGTTCGTGTTGAAATGAATGCTGACGTAGAAGCGGGTGCAACAGACCCAATCTTACTCCCGTTTGGATACTTCGGTCCGCCAAAATATTCAACCTTGGTTGATGTTTGGAATAATGGAAACTATCTAGCCGTCGCACAAAATGCTTCCTTAGCACTGACTGCCA